GACAAGATTATCACGACTTAGAAAACTACCAAGACGCTGAGTTAGTTTTGGAAGATACTATTGAGTTGGATTGCACAGGCTACAAAAACCCATTTGAAGTTTTTTATGCTTGGAGTAGTAGAGAGACTCGAATTTATAACAAAAAATTATCAGAGCAAGATAAGAAGATTTTTTCTTATCGTGTTACTAATAAAAGCTATACATATAAAAAGGGAGAAGAAGAATGAGTAATAAAGATTTAGAGAACTTACTTCATTGGAAGGGTTTGTCTAAAAATAAATCTAAAAGAACAAGTGCGTGGATTACTTGTAAAGGTTGTGGTAAGAAATTAAATGGTCTTGCTCAACAAGATAGACATTGGGATAACAACCCAAGTTGTTACAACTAAGGGAGAAGAAAAATGAGTGAAAAAGAATTGCTAGAAAATTATATAGCGAATTTAGATAAAGCATTGGGATTAGTTGATAATACTGATGACTTATCTTTTAACACTTCTTGGGTCAATCATAAACTAGATATTTATAACAGAATATCAAAACTTATGGATTTGATTGAAGAAGATATACAAGATTAATTTACACTTAATCGGAACTAGGAAGCCCACCGTTCATTCGGTGGGTTTTTGTTTGTCGTTAAAAAATTTTTTTGCTTACCGTCAAATAGAAGGAGTTATTATTTCGTCAGGTCTTGCTTCTCTCCTGATTAAAGAACAATTACAGTTACATCTCTCTTGAGCAGGAAGGCTTGGGTCTTTAGGGAACGGTGCAGAGTAGCCACCGACATTGAAGTTCTCTGCGTCAGCAACAACAGTTCCATTTAAAGCAATATGAGTATCTCTTGAATTATCAAATGTAGTAATCCATTCTTTAACTGTTATTAATCCTGATTTGTCCGAAGCGTCTTGTAATCCAAACTGAGCCAAAGCCCCACCTTCAGTTCTAGCAATCAAGTTGGCTCTACCAAGAAACTTCTTCGGTAAGGCAATCTCAACTTGTCCTGTAATGTATTCATAAACTGCGTCTCCTGTTAAACCAAGTTCAATAGCTTCATCAAGACTTTTCCTTAGTGTCCTGTTCAAAGTAGCTTTGGTAGTCTTAGCCAACTCAGGCATTGACTTGTCCAACATATCATTTACAAAAGCTACGGCTTGTCGGTTGTACCTACTTCTTGGAATTGGAGAAACATTAGTTGGATTGATTGTTCCACCACCACGCACTCGTATCGGATAGAATCCTTCATTGACAACCTGCCGTTCTGTTTTCCTTCTGTCCTTGTAAGTATATAAATCCGTATCTTCCAACTCAGAATATCCTTTAAGAGATTCAGGTAAGAGAATACCAAATTGGAATAACTCAAAATCATAAACAGTAGATAAGTAAATATCATAGAGTGAGAGTTTCCATTCATTTGTAGTGTCATCTATTATCTTATTTAAAATCGGAGATTCTCCATTCAAAACAAAATTTTTGTATGCAGGGTTGTCTCCTCCACGCACCATACTTCTCGTGATTTTTTTTAATTGACTACGCAACAGACCGACATAGAAGTCGGTGTACCACAGTTCCCAATTCCGAAGCATAGCCGTATAGTTCCGATAGACTCCTTGCTTTACTTCCGTAGATGTAAGTCGGTTTGTTCTGTACTCTGTGTCTGCTTGTTCTCTTAGCTTATGCCTACGCACTAACTCTGACGCTGACTTATCTACTTCGTCTCTCTTGTTCATAGCTCGTACTAACTTACTACTCCACCTTTGTCCTGCGTTGCCACCCCATAGCTTCCAAGCGATGATTCCATTAGTAGCTCGGTCAGTTCTTCCTGCGAGGAAGTCTCTTGAGTCTTGTGTCTGTAAATCTACTTCGTGTCTAGGGAAGTACTTGGCTATGTGTCGTACCTTATCAGGACTAGCAGTTGTATTGGCAACGAGATACCTTGCAGTACCAAGACCAACACTTGTACCACCTCGACCAAACTCTCTGCGTAGTCGTAGTCCTTGCTCGGCTTGTGTCTTAACTCCTTTTGGTATCGAGAAATCCAAGTCATCGTACTTTCCTTTTTTATAGTTTCCACTTACGCCTGTGTCTCCATTCCGACCAACACCAAGACTATCTAAATCTATCTCCGTATTGAAGATAAACTGTCTTATATCCGATACATCAGACTCTAGGATATAACTATCTATCTGTTCCTCTGTATGTTCTTCTCCGTATATATCAGTAAGTGAATCATTTGTATTTATTGCGAGGTTTTTCTTAGAGCTTAAAGGGTGATTACTTGGCAACAGGTCTGTATCGTAAGGCTTACGCTTGAACTTTCCATTCCTTAGAGCGTAGAGTAACCCATTGACTCGGGCTAAAGCCCATTGGTCTGAAGATGTAACTGTAGGTCTAACTGAACTAGGATTGGTATTGTATGCACCCACTCCCCTATTAAAACAAGATGTTAACATTCTAAGCGTTGCCCTGTATCTAGGGTCTGTATCGTTATGGTCTTTGACCTTCTTTTCAAGTATCTTTCGTATTCGAGCAGATACCTTTACTTCAGTCTGCGTCATAATCTTCTAAGCGTTGTTCATACTCTTGGTGGGTAGAACACGGCATATAGATTAAATTACCGTCCTTGTCGTGTGTATGAGTTCCACTACAACCTATTTCTTCAGCTCTAGCTTCTGCTTCTTCTAAAGTTGTAAACTCGTCCTTCCCTACCATAGCTTTAGGATTATCACTATATCTCTCTATTTGTCTAAGTCTTATCTCTGCGAGTTCTTTAGTTGGATAGCAACCCATATTCCTGCCTGTCTCTGTTATTACGCAGTACTCTCCGTCTATCTCTTTAACTACTTTAAACTCTGCTTCATCAAACCCTGCTTCTGATATTGCTTCAGGTACTTCATCTGTTTGTTCTTCCTGTTCTATTGTTGCAGGTTGATAGTCTCTAAGCATATTGGCAGGTACAGATATTTTCTCAGCAGGTAGTAAATAAACATCTTGTTCTGTTGTTGTAGGTAAACCAACGCTCTGTCTTGCTTCTGCTACTGTTACCCAACCACCTTGTACTGCTAAGTTCATTCTCTCGTAAATCTCATTGGTATCTGTTTGCAAGGCTCTTACATCTGTAAAGTCATATCTTGCTTCTAAGTTACTTGAGTTAGGGTAATCTATTTTAAGTATCTGATGTGTTATCTCTTGAGCGACCATATCCCATAAAGGAATAAGTTTTTGTTCTGTAAAGAACTCTCGCAAGGTTTTAGCATTGGAGTAAGTAGCATACTTAAGTCCGACTTCCAAACCTGCAAGGATAGAAGGCACACCAATTACGGCAGATACTCTAGCTTCAAAGGATTCTCTTAAGTCTCCTATCTCTAAGTCTTTAGGACTAAAGGCAAGTCTCTCAACATTTACGCCACCTGATAGTACTAAAGGCTTACCACGATTCTGTCCACCTGTTCTTCTTTGGAATGCTTTAGAGATTGATTCTCCTTCTTCTTCTGTCAAACCATATTCATCTTTGGGTGTAATCATAAAGCTAGGCACACCCATATTGGCTAAGATTGAAGTTGCCATTTGTCCTGCACTCTCATCTCCATAAATCTCTCTAAGTAATGTTTTAACAGGCGATAATCCTTGCCTATGGTTTTCAGGGTCGAGTCCAAGTCTAAAGTGAGCAACCATATCTCTATCTAAGTTAATCTTTTGATTTCTGACTTGGTACTCGTAGTATTCAATTAAAGTCTCATCACTTCCCTTTGGAGTTACATTCTCAGGCATTAAAGGATATAAAGCAACTAACTGTCCTGCTTCATTCTTTTGTTTAAGTAAGTAAGCGTCTCCTGAGATATGCATTGATTGTACTAAATAGTTTTGTACTACATCTCCCGACATATAAGGATTAGGTCTTTTAAATAACATTGTTAGTTGATGATTAGCGACAATGTCTAACTCTCCGACTTCGTTCAACTGATAAACTTTTAACTCTGCTTCAGCAAATGAAGTTCCAAGTACTTGTAAACAAGATACTACTGCTGAGTTAGACGCACCATTACCTAAACCTTGTACATTAAATTGTCCTGCTGATGATTGATAACCTTGAATAAAGTTAGTGTTGTTTGAACTAACACCTTGTCTAAAAAAGTTAAAACCTGTACTTCTTTTTTGTTCTGAGTCTCCAAAGACAACTTCTCTGAAACTTCTTCTCTCTGCCATTATTCTCCTTATAGAGCTTTGTGAAGTAATGGACGCAACCCTTATCGGCACTACTCCACTCTGCTCTAATCTTACATTATATTAGAAAACTTTTATACTTTTGCGTACTTTTGATTCTATCACGGCATAGGCAAGACTATCAACAATGTCATCGTGTTCTGCTTCAGGGAATCTTAACAGTTCTGTTTGTACATCTCCAAACCAAGCAGAGTTCTTAGGGAAGAAGATATCTCCTGCTTCCATTCTTGCAATAAGTGGATAAGCTCTTGATACTTTGTCTCTGTCTGCTTTTAACGACTTAACTATTAATCCTTCTCTCTTAGCCATTTGAATAAACGCCAACTGATAACCTGCTCTTTCAATTCCAACATACGCAAGGTCAAACTGTTCAACTTTTCTTTGTAGTAATGGCAATAAATCAGGTGCTTCCATTCTTCGTCTGTCAATGTCGAGTACGAGAATCTTACCTTCAGGTGTGATAGCCACAGATGTGATGACCGTAAAGTCAGCACTCTCTTTAGTTGATGTTGCCAAGTCAACAGTTGCATATCTACGGCAGTCTTCCAACTTGCACTCTTTGTCTTTATACTTGTAATAAACTTCCAAATAATCATCTTTTGTCTCCTTATCTACTGATATTCGTTCTTCTATGGAGTAATGCTCAAACCAATCTGCTTTAAATAAGCCACCTGTGGCTTCGATAAACTGAGCTTCGTATTCTTGAGCAAACAAGAAACTTCCTATCTCTTGCTTTGCTGATTCTAATTCTTTGTGGTCAATGATTGGATTTGTGTGTGTTGGGTAAGTAAATCTGACCCAATCTTCTAATAAGTTTGCTTCTGAGTAGAGCTTTTCAAAAAAGTTATATCCTTTTGGTGTGCTAATAAATAATGCACTACCTTTTTTCTCTGTTAATGCAGGTCTAATTACTTCTGCCCAAGTCTGTGGCTTCATAAAGGCACACTCGTCTAAAACAACAAAGTCA